CTATTCCTCACTTGCCTCTGCTACCTTCTCGCTACCAAAAGCGACTTTTTTCAATCCTTTTCTAAGACTTTCGTGCGTAAACTTCGTGTAGTGCTTTAGCGTTGTTCTTACGTCAGCGTGTCGCATAAGGCGCATAGCAATTTCTGGTTGTACTTCTGCATCAAGTAACCGGTTGCGGAATGTTTTACGGAACTCCTTAAACGACCTTCCTTGCGCTGGTATGTTGCAAGCGCTCAATACATCGTTTAGCCATTTTCGTAAACGTGAAAGTGTGCTATGCTTCCAACGCCAAACTTCCGGTCCTGTCCTATTTATTCGCTTTAATACCGCAAAAGCCGCATCGGAAAGCGGAATATTCTCTAGGGTTTTATCTACTTTATTGGAAAAATCTACTGTTTGGTCCGGCTTTATATGCGCCCATTCTAACGTGAGACAGTCCACAGGACGCGCACCCGTTTCTAACATGAACTCTATCATTAAGCCCATTTCGCGGATGTGGGCTTTCTCGCTCTTACGGCAATACTCCACTATCGCAGCGCACTCGCTTTCGGTGTAGTTCCGTACTTCGGTGTTTTCGGCTTTCCTGTACTGCTTTGCAAATTCCGTGTGCTCTATCCATCCGCGTTTGTGTGACCACGTAAGAAACGTTTGGAAGTGCCGTAGATAATTGTTCCGCGTTACTTGGTTGTGTTTGCGTTGTTCGGCGCTTGCCAAATATGCCAGTACGTCTTTCTCTGCGTTTGCAGCCGTGAGCGGCTTATCTTCCTGAGCGATTGCCTTGTATGCGAATAAATACGCTTCTTTCGTTTTCTTGCTTTTTTGAGCGCAAAATATCGTGAGAAATTGAGCAAAAGCCACGTCGTAGGTCGTTACGTCGTGGCTTTCCTTTTTGTCTATGCCTTTACTTTGCAGATAGAGGCGCTCTAACATCTGCTGTGCTAGTTTACGCCCCTCTTTGGTATCTTCTAAGCCTGTGTGGTGAACGCGCCCGTTATATTTGATAATGAGTTTGTTGCGCCCGCTTTGGGCGTAGATTGAACCGGGGATAGTTCTTGTACGTGGCACGACTTACAGAATGCCTTTCCTTACCATAATCGGATAAGCAATGATAAACGCTACCCAACACAACAAAGAACTACCCTGCGTTTGAAGCGTCATGCCAGCAATAAACATTGCCGTACAGCACAATAAAGCCACAACAGCGAATAAGTCGCTGCTATTGCCGAGAATAGATTTAAGATTTTCCATGATTTTTTCCTGTGTTCCGTACAAATATTTTCACAACACCCGCAACGGTAGTCAAAAGACCACCACTTAAAAGATACGGATTCTGAAGCCAACCGCCCAAAGCCGTTAAGCCAATCGCAAGAACGGTTATACTGCCCGCCCAAATCTGACCACGACCAAAAAGACGAAGCTCAAATGCCTGATTCTCCAATGACATTTTTTGAAGGTCGTACTCTTTTTCAAGACGTGAGTTTTGCATCCTCTGTTCCTCTTCTGCCATTGACAGTATGCGGTCAGGAGACCCCGGCAATATAGATTCGTAATGCTCTAATGCTGCTGGGTCTGGTATCGGGCCGCTATACATTTGTACTTTAGGACGCTGTGCGGATGCTTGCGGGGGTGCCGGGGATTCAGATTTGATGAGTGAATGTTTCTTGCTCATACCTTTTCATTGCTTTGTCAAAGTGCATGGAAATTCCTTCCCGACAATCTTCTAAAGAGACTTCCGGCAATGGGCGCAGTTTTACTTCGACAATACGAAACTGAGGAGGGTAGAGGTCGTAAATACTGCGCGCGCCCAACATGAAGGCGCTTGTTTTCTCTCTCTTGGTGAGCATAATAGTAAACAATAGTAAACAGTGTAACACAGTAAAATCTAATATAGTCTATAACGTAGTCATAGCAAAAATTATTTTATAGTGCGTTTGTGCGTGTGCGTGGCATGGGTTATCGTGTCATTCCTATTTTGCGGACAATGATATACAGTTCTTCACGGTTTACCAATTTGTAGCGCTTTACAATTTCGTCTGCTTTCTTTATTTCCCATGCGTTTGCACCTATTGTTTCGGGGTCACTTGGCGTGTCACCGTCTCTAGTTGGCGTAATAGTCATAGAGCGCATATTGCCTCTTTCGCGCAAAGCAGACTTGAAAGCGTCGTAGATTTCATCATAGCTTGGCGGGCTGTTGGCTTTGCGGATAGAATCTTGCCGCAATTTCTCTTCATATATCTTCATATCCTTTGCGGCTCTGTCCAAACTATCCAGCGTCATTTGTACTTTTTGCTCTTCGCTAGGCTCTTTGGGGCTTACTAGCCAACCAAGAATCAATATCAAGACCACGAAACCCACCGAACCATAGAGAAACCATTTTAGAAATTTCTTCATTACGACCCGTCCTTTTTTATTTCAGTTTTTCAAATTAAATAAACCTTACAGCAGTCCCGCACATTTGAAGGTAAAAGTGTGTAAATCCTTGCGTGTCAAGGTCAATATCTTGGCTCATGCCTACTATTGCATCTGCGCCGAGCAAGTCTGCACGTTTTTTTAACTCTTGCACAGCAATAAAAAACGCCGCGTCAAAATCGTTCTGCCCAACAGAAAACTCACCATATAGCGCGCCCCAATCGTTCCTCTTTTCAGTTGTTTGACCTGCTGCTTTGAGAGCTTTTAACTCGTCATCGTACTGTTTTTTGAGCTTGCCAAGTTGACTAGAGAAAACTCCCTTATTGGAAATTTGGAAGTAAACGGGTCCAATGATTTCATACGGCTGGTGTGCGTCAGCAGTTGTGACTAAAATGTTTTTCATAACTCAGAAATAACAAAAGTGATTAAAAATAGGATTTGACTACGGCTGTACAATAATCTGAACTACAACGCCTACTATCCGCATACCTTCGCCAAACTCCATCGGTGCGTATGCAGGGTTTTCCGAATCTGGATGCAAGAGCCACGTAACGCCGTTCTTCTTTAGACGCTTCACGGTAAGCGCACCGTCTATCTCTGCAACTACTATATCGCTACTCTTCGGTGCTTTCGCTTCATCTACAAGCAACCAGTCACCTTCCTGAATCCGTGCGCCTGTCATGCTGTCACCGTGCGCTACAACAAAGTAGCTCTTCTCGTGATAGAGACTGTTTATATCAACCTCTGTGCCTATGCTGTCCGAAGCCCATGCGGGAAGACCTGCACGCACTGGTGACAACATTACTGGAATTTTCCTTGATTCTGGGTTTGTCGTTGGTATAAACCGAACACCCGCTTTTTGTGGACTGCTCATCGCATCTCCGAATTTTTGTTTGAGAATTTGACCCTGTTCGTTATCTGCGAACATAAAAATTGACTTGCCGCTTAGGTATTCAGGGTTAATACCAATTCTTAATATCCTTTCTCTCATATCAATACCTATGCGAGTTTTACCGTTTTCATAGGCATACAAATCTTGCGGCTTTATCCCTAACATTCGAGCAAATGCAGATTTATTGCCTTTTGCCATGATTTTTATCGTGTTGATAAACCTTATCTTAGTATCTGCTGCTTCCATTTTATTATTGTATCCTTAAATAAATCTTGCAAGTTTAAGGATGTGTCCTTATATTTGCATCACAATAAACATCTGTTTACAACAGCAAACATACTAAAAAGTAGGAACTATGCAAGTGTAAAAAACACGCAGTGCCTTTTTGTTACGCACGTTTACGAGCGTCTTTTATCGGTTTCGACAGGAACGCCTTTGAACTTGCTTTTTGAAGAGGTTTTCACCTCTAAAAACCTGCCAGTTTTAGCGTCTCTTTTCACAGAGTGACCGCTTGCGGTCTTGGTCTGAGTACGACCTTTAACCGAACCGATACGACTACTGTTACCTGTGTTTTTACCCATAAAATCACCTCCTTTCTCGGCAAATGCCGCGCCGTTTCAGCAATTCCGAGAGAGGCAAACAAGAGGCACTGCGTTTTATTTCACGACAAGCATTTCATTTTACATCATTTAGGAGAAAAGTATGAAGATTATATCAATAGTGGGCAAGCCCTACATAAGCACTGGCTATTCGATAGTAAGGCTTGATTCGGTAAAGGCAATAGTATTTGAAGCCGAACAAGAAAACGAGTACGGCTTAGTAGCAATACATTTAGACGATAAAGGCAGAATTGATACGGTTGTATCAAGAGCCGATTTTAAGGCGTTTCTGGATTCGTAGCTTTAACAGAATCAACTTCGTAGCAGTATTCGATTTGGCTAACAGGCACTAAAGCAGCCTGATAAGTTTTTGATTCACTTGGGTTTGTGGACTCTTTAGCTAAAAACTCCAACACTTGATGCCCTTCTTTTAACGACCAATGAGTTGCTTTAATCGTTAGCACACTACCCAAAACAGTTTTCACAACAAAGGTTTTCATAAGACCACGAATAAACATAGATAAACACCATTAAACAGCAATATATGGAAACAGAAGAAAAAATCAAAACCGCACGTGTACACGCTGGATTCTCGCAATCCATGTCAGACAGAATACGCAAAGAGGCGAAACTACGGAACATCAAACCGCACAGGATGGTAGTCAGGGTAATGGGAAGATTCCTTGACAAAGCAGAAGCGAAACGCGAAGCCGCAACCGAACAACAGTAATGTACCTATCCGCACACGACATACACGCGCATTTCAACGGCAAGTTATCGCTGTACACCATACGGCAATACATGGCTTGCGGCAAAATCCGCTCTCGCAAAATGGGCAATAAATGGCTCACAACGCAGCGAGATTTAGATGCCTACATTTTGTCGTGTGAGGTTTCCGTGTGCGCATTGGAGACAGTAGAGGCGCGTATTTCCGCGCCCAAACAGACCGCCAACATACCAGACTTCCGACAAAAATCAATTAAATCCATTCTTGCACAATTACACTAACACTATGCCTACCGAATTACACCCGAAAAGCCCCGAAGCATGGCTATTCCTGCTCTTTAGCATCATTGCTCTTTCCGTCGCTCTTGGTCAAACCTTCGCTTGGTTTGTTGGCAAACTCCATGAGTGGCGCAACGAGAGAGCGATACGCCAAATTTTAGAGCGTGATGACGAACCGCCTTACGCTATTTAACACACAATTTTTCACACAATACACTGCAAAAACATGAACGACGATTTGATGACTGACTTTCAGAAAATGCTTGCACGGCAAGCGGCAATGTACAACGCACTGGCAAACAAGCGCAATAGCTACGGCAAAAATGGCGGCTCTGTTGCACGGCAAAAACGGCAATCAAAGAAGCGCCGGAACAAACAACGGTAAACCCACTTTTAACCAAACGAGGTAAAACAATGACAAAAACAGAATTATTACAGCAATACGCAGAGGGCAAGCGCCAATTTGCCGAAGCCAACCTTTCGGGAGCCGACCTTTCGGGAGCCAACCTTTCGGGAGCCTACCTTTCGGGAGCCGACCTTTCGGGAGCCGACCTTTCGGGAGCCGACCTTTCGGGAGCCTACCTTTCGAGAGCCTACCTTTCGAGAGCCTACCTTTCGAGAGCCGACCTTTCGGGAGCCGACCTTTCGGGAGCCAACCTTTCGGGAGCCGACCTTTCGGGAGCCAACCTTTCGAGAGCCTACCTTTCGGGAGCCGACCTTTCGGGAGCCGACCTTTCGGGAGCCTACCTTTCGGGAGCCTACCTTTCGATAGCCGACCTTTCGAGAGCCGACCTTTCGGAAGCCGACCTTTCGGGAGCCGACCTTTCGGGAGCCGACCTTTCGGGAGCCTACCTTTCGAGAGCCAAAGATGTTTTCCTCTTCAACAAACCAAGCGGGCGCACGTGCATTGCAGTTTGGCACGATACAGGGCTAATTATCCAAGCGGGGTGCTTTTGGGGTACGCTAGAGGAATTTGCAGCGAAAGCAAAAGAAGATTACGGCGATAACGAAAAGCAAAACTACGCCGTGCAAATTGAGTATTTGCGGGCGCTAGAGAAGCAATTACTATCACAGCAAACTGAACCAAACGAGGTGATGAAATGATTGAGAAAACAGAATTACTCGAAAGGTTGCTAAATACCTGCAAACAAGCGCAGAACAGCATACTCGCAAGTATGATGCTTGCTGGTGTTACGGATGAAAAAATTGCTGATTTGATTCAGAATCACAGTGAGTTAATCCGCGCCCAAAAAGAATTGAAAGCGGTGTGATATGCGAATCTACATCCCGAATCTTTGGATAACAGGCGCAACATTCGATTGTGGCATATATGGCAGTGCAGAGGTTACGCCCGTTGAACGCAGAGAATGTTTATACGACGTTGACATACACGTTTCCCCGCCCTACCGCAAAACCCGCGAAGAGGCACACGACGTGAAGAGTATTATTATTGAGGTTGTAGGCTTGCGCTTGGGAGATTGGATATTTGACGCTGACGGCACAACCAAGATCGAATCCGACGTGCAAGAACTGTACGCACTGGCATATCTGGAATACTAAAACAACAAAAGGGGCTTGGTAGTAGCCAAGCCCCGCTTTATCAAACATTATTTGTGTACGAAAATGAGTGAAATGCAAAATACGAAATTGGCTGATACAGTCAAAACAGCCATGCAAAAAACCCGCGCAAACGGTGGTACAATGGCAGGGTTACGCTCTAACGATGTAGGTACGATATTGCAGCAATTACGCCCGCAAATCGCACAAGCGCTACCCAAACACCTGACAGCGGATAGAATTATCCAAATGGCAACGACGTTAATCACTCGCAATCCTGCCATAGCAGAGTGCAGCGTTGAAAGTTTGGCGGGCGCTGTTATGCAAGCATCAATACTTGGCTTTAAGCCCGTTGCCGCGCTTGGCGAATGTTATTTTGTGCCATACCGCAACAACCAAGCGGGGAAAATGGAAATTCAATTCCAGATAGGATACAAAGGCTATCTTTCTCTGGCACGTCAAAGCGGGGAAATTCTCACGGTGTACGCCGAAGTAGTGCGCGAAGGTGATGACTTTGATTATGAACTTGGGTTGCACCCGAAATTGACACACAAGCCCAAAGCAAGTAGCGAAGCGCTTGTTTCCTACGTTTACGCCGTTGTGCATTACAAAAGCGGCGGTTACAATTTTGTCGTGCTGTCTCTCAACGAAGTGGAGAAATACCGCCGTCGCTCACAATCGCAGCGTAACGGGCTTTCGGGAGCATGGAAGACAGACTATGAGGCTATGGCAAAAAAGACCGCTATCCGTCGCTTAGTGCCGTATTTGCCCGTTTCTATTGACAAGTTGGAACAAGCCGCAAGTACCGACGGCGGTATTATCAAACCCGAACATTTTGCGACCGACCAAAGCGGCGAACTGAATGAAGTCGAAGAGGCGGAAATTATTGATACGCCACAAGAGCCTGAACCCGCACCAATGCATGAACCCGAATCCACAGAACCAGAAATTGCAAACCCTATGTTTGAACAACCGAAAGGAAAGAAATAACCATGACTGACACACAAGAACTTATCATTCCCGCCGAAGTCTATGCACAGCGCAAGGTTGGCGGGACAACAATAGCTACAATAATGGGTCTGAATCCTTATTCCTCGCCTTATCAAGTTTGGCGCGAGATAACGCAAAACATCGTTCGCAAACAAACAAAATATATGAGAGCAGGGAAAAAACTTGAACGCATTGTAGCGGAATACTACGCAGAAGACACCGACCGCGAAGTCTGGCAGCCACACGCGCCGTTATATGTGCATCCCGAACACGATTTTTTAACTGCTATGCCTGATTGGATGTCAAGAAACTCAAGCGGCGGCGTAACGGTGCTAGAATGTAAAACGACACAGAAGCATCTCGACCAGCCAGAGCCTATGTGGTTCATACAGGCGCAACACTATTGCAATGTGCTGAATTTAGAGGGGTGCGCTGTGGCATGGCTAGAACGCGGTATTGATTTTCACTGGCAAGAATACGAGCGAGACGACGAGGTAATTTCCATGATGGTAGAGTTTGCAAGCGCGTTTTGGCGGGACAACGTTCTGGGGGGAACGCCGCCAAAGCTCACCACTGCTGACGATGTTGTACTTGCTTTCCCGAAACACACGACGGGGAAAGCCATTGAAGCAACAGAGGAGGCTTTGGCTGTGTATTATGCCTTACAAGGTGTGCAGCAAAAGATGAAAGAATTGGAAGAGAAAAAAGAGGATTTGCAAACGTCGCTGAAATTGCTTTTGCGCGATAACGAAGCGCTCACCTTTGACGGCGAGGCGCTTGTAACGTGGAAAGCCGCGAAAGACAGCCTTGCTTTTGACGCGGATTCGTTCAAATCACAGCACCCCGAATTGTGGGCGCAATTTCAGAAACCGAAAAGCGGCTCACGTCGCTTTCTTTTGAAGTGAGGTCAAGCCATGACAGAATTTGAGTTTTACGCGCTTGTCGAAAGGATGCGGCAAGCGCAAAAGGATTTCTTCGGTGAGCGTCATGCAAACGCCTTAGAGACCGCCAAGCGCTTAGAGCGTGAAGTGGATAAAGCGATTAAGGATTACAAACTAGCTCCGACAATGAATTTATTTGAGGTGACGAAATGAGAAACTGCAAACAATGTAGCAAACCGCTACCACGAACAGCCGGACACAGGGCGCTCTATTGCTGTGGACATTGCCGAAACCGCGCAAGCTACTTGCGCAACGTTCACGCTTGCAATGCAAAAGATATTCGCAGCGAAGCGGATAGATACAAACTCGTGAAACGTCTTGAAAGCGAGGCTATTACAGCACAGCACTTACGACCTGTAACGGAGCGCTACAATTATCCGACACCAACGCCGTATTTGGGCGCTGAATTTCAGATAATATGATGAACGAGTACAAAGTCATATCACACGTGACTGGTGAGGTTTTCGCGGTGCTGGTAATTGAAACAGAAATGAGTTTTTACGCCAAAAAGATAGACAAAGACCCTCACACATTACCGCACCGCAAAAGCCTTGAAAGCCGCATGAATACTGAATACAACAAATACCCCACTTCAGGCGTAATGACACAAATGGCTGCATTAGAGTTGTTTGGTCTTGTCTGGATTGGGGAGAATAAGAAGGTAAAGGCATGAATTACATCCACCTTATTAACCGCTTCTGGCAATGTCACCGTGAGAACCGTTTTACATCGTCGGCTATTACTCTGTATTTCTATTTATTAGATACCTGTAACCGCTCACATTGGACGTTCCCGATACGACATTCCGACAGATATATTGCATTTGATGTAGATATGTCAGTGAACACGGTAAGGAAGGCAAAGAATTTACTAAAACAGCGCGGACTTATTGATTTCAAGAGCAATCCGAAGGGCGGTAGAGGCATAGAAAACTCTACTTCGTACACGTTAAACGTAGCAAAAATTGACACGTATAGTGATACGTTTAGTGATACGTTCTCTGACACGTATAGTGATACGTTTAGTGGTGACACTATAAAACATAAACATAAACGTAAACATAAAGAAGATGCTAACGCATCTCCCACGAAACGTACCGTTTCGCGGAAAGAGATTGAACTTTCTGAGAGCGCACAAAAATTTGCAGACTGGTTTCGTGGATTACTACCACCAGACCGCGACACGACCGACAGCGATTTACGAGCGTGGGCGAAAACCTACGACGAACTGGTAACGATTGACAAGCGCGAAAAAGCGGAAATTAAAGCGGTTGTGCTATGGGCGCGTCAGGATTCATTCTGGAAATCGAATTTCCTCAGTGCAACCAAGCTCCGGCACAAAGACAAAACAGGCACAAAATACTACGACGTTTTTTTGAATAAGATGAAAGCGGAACACGATGCAAACACTAGCACAAACGGGGGCGGCGCTAATGGACAAAATCTCACTGCGTACCAACAGCGACAGCACAACGGACAACGAAGCGTTACAACACTGGTTGAAAACGCAAGAGATTTCGCCGCTTCGCTCACTTGAAATCCGACCTATGCAGCCCGTGGCTGTGGTTGCACTGATTCCCGCGCTTCGCTTGCGCCCTGAAACGTTTGCGGCGGCTATGGCAAAAATTGGCGCAAACTACGGCGTTGACTACACAGCGAAAGACGCGCAAGGCAATCCGACAGAGAACCGCGCAAAAGCGCTTGCACTCTGGGAAACGCTCAAATCTGACGGATGGACTGAGAGCGATTTCACGGCACAAGTGCATACGTTTTTGAAGCGGCAATCATTTGACCGATGGACAATAGCGGACTTTTTGAATGGCAAAACACCGCCCGAACTGCACTCGCACGTTTGGGCGGCACAAGAGCAGAAAAAAGACGCTACGGCACAAAGCAGGATGGAAGCGTACCAAGTGGGCGAAAAAACATTGTGGCGCTACATCCCCGAAGACGAAACCGCAATAGAAGGTTTACATCGCGTTTTTTTTCGTGGGGCTTGGCAGAATATCGAATCACTGCCAAAAACGCAACCTAGCGAAAACGGCGCGGCAAAAACCGACGTTCTACAACCAAACGAGGAAACAAATTTTGCCTCGCTGTGGGCAAAGAGCGAAAAACGAGTGGTAGAGTTGGAGGAAAAGTTACAGCGCATGGCACGGGAAAACGACCGATTGCGACGTGAGCGTGATGAATTGGACGCGATGTACGGGCAGATGGTTGTCAATCTGGCTGTGCAAATCAAGGAAACGGAGGGCGTATAATGCCAAAACGCACCGACGCAAACCAAACCGCAATCGTGAGCGCGTTCCGCAAATGTGGCGCTACCGTAGCGATAACGAGCGGTCTTGGCAAAGGCTTCCCTGACTTGGTTGTAGGCTATCGCAGAAGGAACTTTCTGGTAGAAATCAAAGACGGCGCAAAACCGCCGTCAGCACAAAAATTAACGCCTGACGAGACCGCTTGGCATGAGAAGTGGCGCGGGCAAATTACAATCATTCGGAGCGTTGACGAGGCTTTGGCTCTGCTTAACGAGGGCTTGAAATGAAATCCCCTTTGCCCCTCTCCATCTACACCGCCTGCGTAGCGCTCTTAGTCGCTACCGTCATGCACGATAAGCGTTGGTTTGTTTGCGTAATGCTGTTTTTCTTCGCCTACAATGCGTGGGAAGATAGCAATTATCCGTTCTGGAAAGGCTTCGTGATTTTTTGCATTGCCTTTCTAACTACAATTTTCATCATTCAAGGTTGAACTATGGAATGTCCAAAATGTGGAGATACACAGCGCCGCGTCACACACACACGGCAGCGTTGGAACACGATTAAACGGTATTGCGAGTGTCTGACGTGCGCTTTTCGGTACATCACGATAGAGCGCATTGTACCGACTTCGCAAAAGAGCATCTTAACCGTTGACAGAGGTGCAGAATGAGTATCGCCGCATTTTTGGACGCTGTGGACGCAATCGTAGAACGCAATATAGCAGCGAACACGCCCGAAAAGATACCGTCCGAATTGGATAGTCTAATAAGTCGTTCCGGCGTAATTCGAGACTATGCCTCTGGTTTGATTTCAAGCGCGGATAGTTTTGTTACGGACAACACAACGCAGCCGGAAGCGGACGTTTTCGACACGATAGCCAAGCAAGGCGCGGCGGACTTTGCAAAGACGGTTCGCGGTGTAATGAAAGACGTATCGCAAGACGTTGTGCGGCTTCTGAGGCAAGACAAGAGCATTAAGGAGATTTCCGACAGGCTGCAATTACGCTATGGTCGGTTACGCTACGTTGCAGACACAATCGCTCTCACCAGTCGCACCGCGCTTTCGAGGGCAAACCGTATCAACAAGGCAGAGAGAGCGGGCGTGAAGCGGTTGAAATACTTCGGAGCGCCCGCCGAAAGAGACTTTTGCGTAGAACATTTGAACAACATTTACACGATTGAGGAAATACGGCGGATGGACAACGGACAAGGCTTGGAAGTTTTGTACTATGCAGGCGGGTTTCGTTGCCGTCATTCGTGGTTGCCAGTCGTGGAATAATTTTTTACAACTTTTTTGGAGAATGATATGACAGAACAAGAGATATGGCTAAAGGCATGGTACGCCGCCATAGCCTGTGAGAATTGCCCAAGCAAGACCGCGACGGAAATCGCGGATAAATGCCTACAAGCATACAAAGAACGTTTCCCCGCACCAGAACCAGTAATCAACAAAACAGAAGTAAACCGTGAACTGTTAGGAGCGGCAAACGATGCTTTACGGGCGCTAATCTGGTGTTCCGGTTCAGATGATTTTTGCGAAGGTGGTAAAGCCTATGTAGGCTGGGAAAATCTTGCGCAACCCGCGATTGATAGGCTGCAAAAGGTTTTGCAAGATAAGCAGTTTAGCGGTATCTACGTTCAAAAATTAGACGAATATGGGAACTATGTAGGTGAACGTCTTTGTGACGGAGAACTCAACTTCAAATCTCAAGATTCGCCCCGTCCGTAATAGTCTGAATAAGCCTTTGGTCTTTCAATTCCTCTTCTCGCAACCCTAAGAAGCGGCGCAACACACGGCGTTTTCCCGCACCCGAAACATGGTGGTAAAACGCCTTACGCGCCGCTTCTGGGTTATCGAATGTGAGTACGACGCTATTTTCGCCCGCTACTTTCGCTTGTAGCGAACCCATCATTTGCCCCGTGACCATGAGATTCGGTACGCCCGTGTTCCCTTTGGCATTGGTAAAAACAGCGCGTTTCAATTCAGCATAGCCGCCTTGTACGACCATCCACAATTTGCCCTTGCGTTTGAAGTAGCTCAATTTCCCCGCACCTTGTAACGCCTTTCGCGCCCGCTTCGATGCCATACCAGACGGCACGGCAAGCGGGTTTGTGCTGTATGACGCAAATTTGCCGTCTAAGCCGTCACCTTTTGCCGTGCGCTCTTGGATAAGTTGAATAGCGCGATAGCCAAATCGGAGTAGCGCATCTTGTGAGATTTTTAGCTTCATAACAAAACCTTTTCCAGTACCAGATTGCACGTCTCTTCTGCATCTTCCTTTTGCACGTCGCCGCCTTCAAAGCCTTTTACCCACACAGGGCAATTTTCCACAAACGCCCGTCGTGTCGGTATCTCGTAATCGTTCCCCGCTTCGTAGCGAGGGAGCGTACTTTCTTTTATGCGCATGGGTTTATCTTCGCATAGGAAATCTATAAGCGCGTCCAAATCTCCGCTATGTTGCGCCGTGTCGGAAAACAGGGTAGAAAACGGATACACTTCCAAGTGAAATTCGTCAGTCCATTTGTTGCGTCCGCCGCCTTTGTTGTACCGTACCAGATTCTCCACTACTGGCTTGCGAGGCATAGCGAGGCAATTAAACGTAATGCTTTCCAGTCCCGCCGAAAACGCCCAATTATCGGACTTTTCGAGGGTTACGGTGTATATGGTTGTGTCAGTCATTAGTGAAGTGCCTTTCGTTCTTTGATAGTAGTTACCAAGTTCGGGTCTTTCGTGGAAATCACAACGTCCGTGCGTTTCCGTTCGTAGCTGTACATTTGCGCCGCGCCGTGCATTTCGCTTTCAAGCGATACCAAGCGAGATTCGAGGCGGTTTGTTTGGTCGTACACAGCACGTTCCACACGCCGCAAACCTTCTCGCAAAACGCCCTCTTCGTCAACAAAAAGGTGTGTATCTATTGGCGCTTGCGGTGAACGCTCGCGGACGTATTGCTCTACTGTGATATTGCGTCTGTTGATCTCCGTGAGTGCCGTAAGGTTGCGTTCCGTAGCGCGGTGATTCACGACAAATTCGGGTGCAACTTCGTTTATGCGGATTAGTTTGCCCGTCGTGCCGTCGTGTTTGCCGCCTGTGACAAGACCGCCTTGTTTGAAGCCCGCCGCCGCTCTTGCCACAGAGACAAGCCCTTGCAAGGCAAGCGAAAGTCCAAGCGCAATCGGTACGCCCGCAAGCCCGCCTTGTGCTGTACTAATACCGAAGGCTTGCGCTACGAAGATAGGCACAAGGGCTTGCAATGTATCAAACGCTGAACGGATAACCGCTTTGCCTACATCCCCGCCTTTTGCAGCGACAGCGCCAATAGTTGCCGCCGCCGTTGCGCCAAGCGAAATAAACGCCTCTTCTCCGATGTCGGCGAAACTGGTAACACCCGCGATTGATTCTTGGAACGCCGCCCGTTGCGTTGCTGCTATTCCTGCGAATACTTCCGACGCGCTATCGCCAAGCGCCCGCAATGTTCCCGCCCCGCCAAGTTCTTCGTCAAGTTTCTTCTTATCTTCTGCATATTTCTTTTCGATTTCACGCCGCTTTTTAACGTTTTTGCCCACCGCCGCAAGCTCTTCTTCAAGCCGCTTTTTCAGCGCCGCCGACTGTGTAGCATAATCCTCAGAACGCCGTGCAAACGTTCCGCCAAGACCCGCAAAGCCTTTGGTCAAAGCGCCAAGTGTAGATGAAAGCGCCGTAACCTGTTCACGTGCCGTTGTGCCAGTCTCTAAGAATTGCTGTTTGCTTAGTTCCGATTGCTTTGCGGTGTACTGTTTCTTTAGCGAAAGTTTTGCACCTTCCAAGCCCTCAAATTCTTGCAAGGAAGCGGCTTGCGTGTTGGCAAGTTCCGCAAGTTGCTTTGCTCTCACGTCCGGCGCAAGCGTCGCATTGCTTTCGATTGCAAGGCGTTTCGCTGCAAAGTCCGCTTGTATTGCGGTCTTGCGTACTTCGGCAATTTCTAGCTGCAAAAGGTCACTACGGTACTTGTCCGTGAGTTGCGCTTGTTCCGTCTGAATCCGCTTTTGCGTCTCGTTGGTGACGGTTTGCGTGATTGCGCGGAGTTGGTCTTGCAAAGCAGCCGCAATAGAGCCGCTTTTCAAGCGGGCTTCAATGGCTTTCGCCGCCGTGTCAAACTCCGATGTGGTTTTCTTGGTGACTTCGGCGTTTTGTGCCTCTATTGCCGCGCTTGTTTCCTTGACTTTGGTTGTAATTTCGTCTATTTGCGCTTTCGTGAGTTGCGCGTTTTTCGTCAGGAAATCACCGATTTTCTCAGGGGTAAGGTTTGCCGTTTTGTTCGTAAACTCTGCTATGGAAGCCGCACCTAGCTTGGTTGCTTTATCCAAGAGCGCCGCCAAATCCGCACCGATAGTAGCTTGGCGCTTTTTGCTTTCATCTTCAACGGCTTGCGTCGCTGTTTTCTTGCGCTCTTCCAGTATCTGCTTTTCGATAGCTATTGTTTGTTGCAAGCGTTCTGTGTTGCTCAAAAGTTCGTTCTTTTCGAGAGCGGCTTTTGCATCTTCTAAGGCTTTTATGCGCCCTTCGGTGATGCTCTTTGTCGTCGCCGCTTCTATTTCTTCACGCAATTTCACCTGTTTTGCGATGAAATCCGTGTAGGATTTTTCAATGCTTTCGCCCTCTTTTGCGGACTTGTCTTTGCCTTCTTTGCTCTTGGCAAAACTTTTGAGTATTGACTGTATCTCGTTTTCGAGTGAGCTTGCGTCTATAAGCGAGATTTTACCTTGCTTCTGCGTTTTGTTCACATTATTGAAAAGGTTTTTCAAGTCCCGCGAAACCTGTGTAGTATTTGCGCCGTTTGCAAGGTCGGTCTTGATTTTCCCGAACACCTGACGCAAGGCTTCAAGTGCAGAAGCCGTTTTCTCTGTGTCAGGCGGCTTTACTTCAACATCACCGATACTTGCCGCGCCCGTCTGTGCAGTCTTTTTCGCATCTTCCCACGTCTGATTCCAACGACCTGTAAACGCTTTTTGGAAGTTGTCAAAGAAGCCCGAAACGTTGATTTTACCCCATTCCGAAGGGTTTAATAGGTTCGTTGCGATACTGGAAAGCGTTTTCCCCAACACTTCCAAACCGCCCGCCAAGCCCGCAACAAAAGCGCGAACGTTGACCAAGCCCGCACGGACACTGCCAAGTACACCCTCAAAACCTTTCAAGCCCGCGCTTGCGCTATCGGTTGCGCTTGTGGTTTTGAACAGCGAGGAAACAAACGAAGCCGCCGCCGAACCGATAGAGCGGAAAAAGCCCGCTACGGGACTGAGAACGACCGACAACTTTTCAAATGCCAGAATAAGCAAGCTGCCTACGGCGCTACCAACGCCGCGAATAATATCAAATGCACCATTCAAAGCGCCTACGAACGTGTCTTTGATGAAGCCGCCAATATCGGAGAACAGTTTGCCAAGCTCCGCAACGACAGGCTTTGCGTCGTTAAATGCTTTCACAATTCCCGCCCAAACACCGTCAACAAAGTTTCTGAATGGCTCAAAATTCTTGTACAACAGCACAGCCGCAACACCCACAGCCGCAATACCAGCTACGACCAAACCAACGGGACCGGTTACAGCCGTCCAAGCTGCCGTCGCTGCTGTGCTAAGCCCTGCAAACGACAAAGCACCCGCCGCGTTAGTCACTACCAATGTTGGTGCAATTCGGGCAATAGCAGGCAAAATTGCCTGTGTTATATTCCCTGCGAAAGAGGCTATGCCAATACGTGCCGAAAGCACCGTACCGCCAAAGTCTTTGAAAGCGCCAACAAACGCACCGCCAAGCGCTTTTGCGTTGGATGCGAGGCTTGTAAATACCGATTCTGGTATAAGTTGCTTAATGCCAGTAACGGCGCTAATCGTGGGCGCAAGTTTGGATATTGCGCCTATCGCTACCGTTGCGCCGTCGCCAAGTTTCGAGAACGCAGCGACAAAGCCACTATTCACGGTATTGATAAGCACTTTCATTCGATTTTCGATAGAACCCGCTTGCACGTCAACGCCCGCCGCTACCGTGCCACGTGCTGTGATACCTTCTAAATCCTCAAAAGCTACTTTTGCATTTTTACCAGAGAGCGAAAGAACAGCGCTCGCCGCTTCAACAGAGCCGAAGATGTTTGTTACTTCCTTGCCTTGCTTTGCAGCGACTTTGCCAATTCCCGCCGCCACGTCTTGCAAGGTGATGTTGCCGTCTTTCAAGTTCTGTTGGAGTGTCCTTGTTTTGTCATAAGCCCTCCCCGTACTTGCGATTACGCCCTCTTGCTTGGCAAAATCATTCTGCAAATCTGCCAAGACAGGTGCAAGTTTGTCTTTCCCCGCAAGCAATTCTTGAATAAGCCCGCGTATTTGCGTCGTTGCTACGCCAGTTTGCTTGCCTTGTTTCGTCATGGTTGCAATCGCCGCGCCTACTTGGTCAATGCCTACGCCCGCCGTAGCTGCTAAGCCCGTCACATTCGAGAGATTGCTTGCCAAATCGGAAACCGTCGTAACGCCAAGATTGTATGTGTTGAAAAGTACATCCGAAACGAAAGCCGCTTTCTTTGTCGTATCTCCATACTTGTCTAAGCTGTCACCGTAACTGTTCATCACAGAAGCCAAGCCGCTTGTAGCTTTACCAATATCCGTAGCGCCCGCAAGTGCCAGTGATGAAGCCTGTTCCGCAAAGCCTTTCGCCTGTTGGATAGAGATTTTCCCCGCTTGGTCGGTCTTGATAATACCACTACCGACAGCATCCGCAACGGCGTTTGCGATAGTTGCCGCGTTGTCAGGGAATGTGCGAGACAGTTCCAAAGCAGCGTCTCCGAACTCTTTGAAGTTTTTCACGCCAAGCGTACCAATAGCACGAAGCCCTGAATCAAGTTCTACAAACGGCGCGGAAAGCCCCTGTATGTTGGAAGCGAGAGAGGTTATGCCATTGCTGACAAGACCAATTTTTGCAAACTTGTCCGCAAAGCCTGTCGCTTTCTTGTCAACATTCCCCAAGACTTCTTCCACCTCTTTTTGAGCGCCTTTTAGCTTATCGCTTGCGCCCTGTGCAGACTTGAGCGACTGCACCATTTTATCGTATTCCGCCGAACCTTTCCCACCGCTCAGTATGAGTTGCGCCAAAGCGTCCTTTTGCCCGTTCAACGAATCGGTTGTTGCTTTGGACGTATTACGGAAACTCTCTGCTAATTTATCCGTTGCGGATAAAGTCTTGCTTGCGGCTTGTCCTATACTGTCCGTTGCGCCCGCCGTCTCTTTCGCCGCTTTCGCAGCGCTTTCAAACGGTTTGGTCAAAGTTGCCTCGTCAACAATCTTTATTCCACCGCCGATATTGGATATACTACTCTTCACCGCATCAATAGCACGTTGCGCCGTGCCAGTTTCCGCCGTGAGCAAGATTTTTAATTCAAGAGTTTGTGCCATATCTTTAGTAAAAAAGCCCACCCGCACTTTCGAGGGTGCAAGCGGGCTTGAGCGTAACGGGGGTTTTTATTGATTTACCATGACGCGGCTTTTTTCAGTCCGTAGAACTCCCATACTTGCGAGAGAGGTACGTCTTGATAAAGCCGTGTAACTTCACTAGGTACGCCGTCCGCAACAAGGTAACATATCATTTTGTGGTATGCCTCTTGTCCTTTTGCGTGTCCGTGTGATTCGACCGTTGGAATGAGATTGAATGTGTGCCACCGTGTTTTAACGATTTTCGCGTTTCCGCCGCCGTCCTTTTGACGCGGCTTCACGCGAAAAGCCATCCAATTTTTGATAGATTCGGCGCTTTTGTGCTGCTTAGTCAAGCAATCCGCGAAAGTACGACAGAAAGCGCCGCACTTCCGACAGGTCTTGTGAGCGCCAAAAAGCGCTATTCGGAGCGGAATCAAAGAGCGCTTTATCCTCAGTCGTGAGGTCTTTACGCAGCGCTACTTTTTGCACCAGTTCCACGTCATGCGCGAAACCGATAGCAGCGACCTTGCGTTTTAGGGCAAATTGCGCCTGTATCGCTTGCGGGTCGTTGTTCTTGAAGCGCTCTTCGAGTGTCTTTTCGTCTGCGATAAGCGGCGTAAGCGCTTTCATGCGCTTTTCATCTACCGCCGTCACATCGTCGCTTGCTGCCATTGAAGCCGCCCGCGCCTCTAAGTCAACAAGACGCGGGGTTTCTTCTGTGCCAAAATTTAGTGTTATGTTCATAGTTGCTTATGGAATTGCGAGGTGATAATCTTCGGACATATAGTCTTTGCGGAAAGTGAGCGCTGTTGCTGTAACGAGCGACGGGTCTAAAGCCGTTGACGGTATAGTAATCGCTACTTTTGCCGCTTCACCGACAAACTCCACCGACGGCGTAACCAATTCGCCCGCTTGGTATGTGCGCGAACCGCTTGTGTTCTTAAATGTGCCAACGACGACCGTTACAAGAACTTCATCGTTTTCGTCAGGTGAACCGTAGTCCACGACCAAGAATTTTGCGTTGCTACCAGACGTTTTACCACCGATTTTGCGACCATCTTCGGCAGTTTTCTCGCTACGAGTTGCGCCGCCCGCCGTCGTTTTCTTCGGACAAGCAATGTCAAGAAACGCCGAAAAGTCTTTGTCGCTTCGAGATTGGTTGTAGGTAAACGTCGGAATACCACTATCATCATACGCAATCTGCGATTGCTCTACAATCACGTCACCTGTCGTTGCGCCAAGCTGAAAAGCATCTGCGAAAGCGGTTGTTGGCGTTGTTAATGTTGTGTCATCCCAAGCGAAAAGTCCGCCTGTATGGTCTGTTTTGAGACGGTAAATGTGCTTAATTGCACCGCCGCCCCAACGTGCTGCTGCTCCTGCCATAATTGTATTTCGTTAAGTGAAAGAAAGAAAGTTAAATTTACTCTTGTGTGAGCGTCCAAGTGAACGGTTTATCACGGTCTTGCCAGTATTCGATTGCTTCTTTTCCTGAAACGGCAATGTTGAAATACTGCGTGATGTTGCCGTTTTCGTCAACAAGTCCCGTTTGGAGTTGCACCGTGTCTGGTGTGTTCCCTGCGACAAGAGCCGCGATTTTTGCTTTGATTTTCATGGTTTTGTGATTTATAGTTTGAAATTAGTATTTAGCTAGTCCGTAGTTGATTAGTAATGCCTCAATAGAAGCAAGATTTCCTGCGATAATCGTTTGTTGAGGGACAGTATTCGCCCCAAAAAAACTAAGTCCCGCCGTTGATGCGCTGCCATTGTATGTGCGTATAATACCAAGAGAACCGACAGAGCCTATGTCCGTCCTGAAAGTGCTAGAGTTAAACGCATTGATATTGACAGAAGCGGCGTTTATGTTTGCGATAATAGAATTATCTCCAATTCTTCCTAATGAAGCACTTGTAGGCGTTAGCTTTAGTTCTGTATATTGCCCTGAAGCCCCTGCAATAAGCGATACTTCACCATTAGAAGTATCCATATTAACAGCCATTTTAGAAGTGTTCGGGTTTACTGAAACCTTGCTTGTTGCTTGCCAAGCACTACCGTCGTGGTAGAGAGTGTTTGCAAGCGCACCATTTGGCAAGCCTGTCGGTATAACAAACGAAGCCAAGCCAGATGAAGTAATTAGCCCGCTTGTGAAACCAAGAGACGGAATAGATATTTGCCTTGTCGAATTGTCCCAAGCGCCCGCAACAGAACCAGTTACACCGCCACCACCTGACGGAACATTTAGCCACGTCCCGGCGCCGCTCAGATACTGCGTTGAAATACCACTCAGAACAGGCATTGCGCCCGCGCTGCTATTTGTTGCGATAGCCAAAGAAACGCTATTCGTGCCTACCGTCAAGCCATTGCCAGACGTGCCAACAAGACCACCGCCACCACCGCCCGAAATCGTTACAATGCTTCCCGAAACCGATACGCCCGCACCTGTAATCGACAGTCCCGGATAACTGCCTACGCCGTTTATGGATATGCCAGCCAAACCGCCACCCGTAGCGCCCGGTATATTGATTTCGTACCCAACGCCCGGCGTTACCGTCACGCCCGCGCCTTTGAAATTCAGGATTGCGGCTTGTCCGATGGTCACGCCCTCGCTTCGTACTTCGACTGTGTTGGTCGTTGCCGCTACCGTCAAGTCGAATTGATTCAGCACCGAACTCGTAAGGATTCCGCCTTGATACGTGCCTACGGGAATACTGAGTATGCGTGTTGACGGATTCCACGCGCTGTTTAACACGGTGCTTTGACCATTCGGCGTAACCACCACCCCGCCCGTCGTAGGCGAAACAGCAAGCGCCGTAGGATTGCCACTCGTTACCGATGTCACCGCACCACCGCCGCCACTTGGTGGTGTTGCCCATGCTCCGACACCGTTCAAAAACAGGCTTGAATTGTTTGGCAGTGTTGGCATAGCGCCCGCACTACTTGTATTCGCGAGAGCAAGTGTCACTGTGTTTGCCGTGACCGTCAGTCCGTTCCCACTGTTACCAGTGAGAGAGCTACCGCCGCCGCTTGGCAAAGTAAAAGATTGCGCCGTGATACCTGTAACGCTACCGATTGCGTCCGTAACGATAGCAGGTACGGTGAGAACATTACCAGTGAGCGACGGCATGAAATTTTGCGGTGTGTATGCAGGATGTGTATAACCCGCGCCCGCCTCTAGCGAAATCGTGAACCGAGAGCCGCCGCCTAAGTCGGTTTGCGTGATATTTATTCCCGTGCCGGCTTGCATCTGATTCACAAAGTTGTCGGTGATATTCACCGTTGAAACCGCAGCGTTAAACTGGTTCACAAGTTGCGACCGCCAACCATTCATCGTGCCACCACCGCCACCACCGCCAGAAGGCGGAATTGCCCAAAGCCCATCACCACGGAGATATAAAAACGTAGCGTTGAGAGCAGGGTAAGCAGGCATAGCGCCCGCGCTCAATGTCGTTGCCTGTGCAAGCGATACCGAATTTGCACCGACGGTTAAGCCGTTGCCACTTGTACCTGTCAAAGAACTGCCCGCAACGTTAATTGTCATACGCTTTCCAGACACGGAAGCCGTTGCGCCCGCGCCTGTGACGTTGATTTCAGCAACACGCCCCAAAGAAGCGCCCGCTTGGAAAGCCGAAACGGGGTACTGAGGCGTATAATTCACGCCCGCGAACACAGGTACAGTGTCAAGTGTAGCGCCCGCCGTAGCGAGATACTCCACTGGTTGCGGTACAATCTGCGTGTAGTGTGTTTGTTCCATTAGTTAAACATCAGTCGTAGTGCAGGTGGCCATCCTACTAATTGCGTTGCGGTTATCCGAATCCTGCGACATGAGTAATATCCAGCGTTTGACGTTACAGGGTACGTGTATTGCGTGTTTCCAGCGAGGGCTTGATTCGTGCGACTGTCAAGCGTTACCCACGTAACGCCGTCGTTTGATGCCTCGTAAAACCAGTTCTTCGGCAAATAGTTCGTACTCAAGTTCGGCGTGAAAATCGTGTAGGATGCTTCTTTGAAGCGTAAGCCGCACTGAATCTGCAAATACTCTGTGCCGTTTTGCGTGACACCGAAGTAGTAATTTGCTGCGTTCAGCGTAAACGCTCTCCAAGCCTCTTGTCCTGCGTTGTTCGCGTTGCCGCTTGCTGTGTAAGGAATCGTATTAAATGTTGTCGTTGTTGCCGTCATTTCCCGCCCGCTTCGTGGCATAGGCAGAATAGTATCAAGTGAGATACTACTTGCTGACGTTGCCGTGCCGAACGGCGTAACGACCTGTACCGTTCCCGCCGTGCCTGTATCTGCTATCGTTGCCGTGATTTGCGTTGCCGAATTGACAACGTAACTGGCTGCGTTTGTGCCACCAAAGCGAACAGCCGTAGCGCCTGTAAAGTTCGTGCCGTTGATAACGACAGGGTTTCCGATAGCGCTCACGGTTGCCAGAACCGCCGTAATTGTCGGTGTTGGGTCGAGATAGGTGAAGCCCGCTCTTGTTGCTGCGCCGCTTGCGGTAATAACAACGACGGTGTTTGTCGAATACGTTCCCGCGCCAAGCGTGACGGTTATCTGTGTGGCGCTGTTCACGGTATAGGTTGTTTGCGCAACGCCACCAATGATAACCGATTGCACCCCGAAAAAGCCCGTGCCAGTGATAACTAACGTACCACCGACAGAAGCCGAAGAGGGCGCAAAACTTGTGATAGTGGGAGGCGTAATCGTATCATCTGTGTAGTATTCCGCTTCCACGTTCCATGTTGCCAGTATCGCATAACCACCGCCCGCAATAGTGATGTTTTTCCCGCTCACGGTGAAGTCCGATGAAAGCGAGGAATGTGTCAAGCCGCGTATGGTGAGTTTTACGACTGTTCCCGTGCGCGGCGTGTAGCTTAATTGTGAAAGAACATTCGTTGCCGAAACAATCAATTTCTCACGGAACGGTGAAGCGCTACCACCACCGCCCGAAGGCGTATCGAGTGTGAGCGTACCGTCTGGCAATATCCGTACATAGCCTGTACCGCTTGGCAATAGCTCTACCAACTTCGCAAGGATAGTGCGCGTGTCGGTGTTGCCTTGTTCTGTGGCGTTTATGTACGTTGTTGGCATTACTCAGTCGGCGCTTGTGATTGCGGCTTCGGAATAATTTGCTTTACCACGTCAGCGACTTTGCCTGCGTCTTGCGCTTGCAACAAGCCAAAGAGTACGCCAAGTGCTGCAATGATGTTGCCTACGCCGCCGCCAATATCACCACTGATAAGAGCGCCTACGCCAAGAATGAAAAGCGGCGCGGCGGCAACGATGCCAGCAAGCGAGGTTTTCGGGGATGCAATAATCGGATTCATTGTGTTTTCCTGTTGATGTTGTAGAAAAATGTCGTTTGCGTGTTGTGCCGCCGTGCGATAGTGCTGAATATCAATATCGTTTTTAGGCGGTTTAATAGTCGGTTTCATCAAATCCACTGGCTCGATTTTTGCCGCTTCTGGCTTTTGACTGGAAAGATTCTCCGAAGTTGTGCTCATCTTTCATTCCTAACAGCGGATGTGGCTTGCGCTCTTCTGGTGATAAAAACTCTATTTCGGGATTCGATTTTTCGTTAAGTGCCTCTACCATTACCGCACTTCCAAACAGGTCTTGTGCGGGCGGTTGTATCGCTTCGAGCTTGCCTTGTGCCTTACCTAGTTCCGTTGCCATTTTCACCAAATGTGTATAAATCTCTTTTTGCTCTTTGCGTAGTTCGGCGTTCTCCGTTTGCTGCATTTGCGCGGCTTGCAAGACAAGGCTTTCACTTGACATTGCGTTCGCGTCCTGCATATTCGCACGGTTCACCGATGAGGAAATACGCGGCTTTGCGACCTTATTTGCGATGTAACTAACACCACCTTTGAACAGCCAAGCCGCGACCATTCCAAGAATAGACACGACCGCCGTAGCTATGTCGAATTTTACTGGCATCCATTAGTGGCGAATTTTGAGTTTATGTGCCATGTGCGTAACAATCGAACGAAACTCGTTTCGCAGCGATTCTTGCAAATCAAACACGACACGGATTTCGTCAAAGATTGCCATTGCAAACGCCTCTTCACGTGAGAGAGACGGGAACATAGATTCACGCATAAGCACAAGTGCCTGTAAAATTGAGATAGCCACGAACACAAAGCAGAGAGGCAAAACGTATTCAAAAATTACACGTGCAATGATGGTCGTTTCTCCGATGTAGGCAAAGAACAGCGAGACAAAAACAAACAACCACGTTGCCGTAGCGAACATTGTCGCTTCAATTCGAGCCTGTATGTTGTTTCGGTGCAATACCGCGTACATCTGATAAAAGCCCGCCGCCAACATTGCGCCTACAAACCACGTGGTACGCATGGTGATTGCACCCTCAAAAAGCAGTGCCGTAGCGACTTTCCCCGCCAAAAGCGAGAGCAAGCCAAGCGACGAAACCCATTCCAGAGAGGTATGGACGTGCAATCGTACTACATGGTCAAAGAACGAATCGGTGAGCCAAAGCACCATTTTACGAGCGAATCCACGAAGCGAAAATGAGCCGGAGCTATGTACTGCTTTCGCTGCCATGATTGCCACAGCAAAGAAAGAAAGTATAAGCGGAAATAGTACCGCTAGGGCGCTATACCAAGCCGTTTTCATCATCATCTTCCTCGTTATCGTTCATTGCGATTGCGTCAGGAACAACAGCGCTGTTCATGCGCTTTTCCCATAGCACGACAAAATCAAGGCAGGACGTAACCCGCACACCGCTTGGTATGTTGGCTTTGACGTTGCGCTCTATTTCGTCTGGCAAGTCGGATATGCTTAAACCCTTTGCAGCACCGCGCAAAATCGTACTCGCACCGCCCGCGCCTTGTTGGTGTGCAAGGTACAGTGTACCCATGCTCACCTTAAAGCCGCGTGAATCCAGTACGCGAACATTGCCTTTTGTGAAGTTGATTGTCCAAAGCGTGTTGTGTCCTGCGTTGAAAGGGTTAAAATCTGGGTTTGATTCCCATTCGTCAACACAGTTAAACGGCATGATTTGGAACAAGCCCGCCGCGTGACTGGCTTTGTTCATGGCAAGTGGATTAAAACGGCTTTCGATGAACGCTTTCCGCGTCATGTATTCGCCGAAGGTGACGTTTTCTTGCTCACAAAGGCGGCGTATAAGCCCCACTACTTGCGAGGGTCTTGGCTGCGTTTGGCTTTGCGCCTCTTCTCGCAAGTCGAGTAATTTTTCTATTGCCTGAGAGCGTGTCATGGTATTATTTCTTAGGGGCTGCAAAGCCGCGTTGTGTCATTAGTTCTGCAAAATCTTCGTCGTCAACAATCACGTATCGGAGTAGTCGAGTATAAATGTCGTGATTCGGAGCGCGTTTCTTGCCCCTGTGCAGGACAACGAGCTTGCCTTGTAATAGCTCTTTAGCCGCCTTCTTTGCATTATTGCCAATTTCAAGAGCGCGTGTCGGTAGTATTCCGGCACGTTTCGCTTGGTCGTTAAGGCGTTCACCGTTGCGTGATTCAAAGGCATCAAAGCCCAAAACGCGGACTTTTACCGTGTCACCGTCTTTGGCTGCGTAAAACGTATCGCCGTCAACGACGCGCACAACAACGACCTCGCACGTATCGTGCTGGTCGATAGCTTGCGCAAAGGCAGGCATACACGATGCAATCACAAGCAGCGCAAGGACAATAAGCCATGTTACGGCACTGTCAAGTCTTGGGGTAAAAGAGAAAGTTTTCATAGTTTTATAGTTTTATAGTTTTATGCTGTTCTGAATACAGGTGAGTTAAATCCAGTTATTGCCGAACCATTGATTGCACCCGTGAGAGAATCTATCACGGTAATTTTGTTCGCCGTCTGTTCTGCCATATAGACAAAATTTGCGTCTGACACACAGCCGCTTGGCGCTGACACACCAGATTGCGCCAAAACTATTGAGCCGTTTGTTTCGTCAACGCTTTTCAATGTTGCGTTTGTTTGCTGCGTAAGCCAAAATTTCCCGTTTGAATAGGCAATTGCGCCAAAAATATTCGGGAAACTTAGCAGTCCGCCAATAGTCGCAAAATTTGTCTTATCTACAAGCCGCGCCGTGCCGTCATTTGCTACAACCAAAAGCCCCATGCTGCCAACGGATATTTGGCTAAGATTCGACGAACCCGCTACGGTTTGCCTGTCTATTACCGTTTCCGTTGTTATATCCAGAACAGTAACGTTTCGCGCAATAGTACCACCAAAAGCAGACGAAATGTAAATCCTGCCGTTTGAAGTGTCTATGACACTATCGAGCGGCGGAACTTCGTTTGCGAGCAATGTGCCATTAGTCCACGTGTCCGTAGTTTGGTTGTACGTTCCGAACCGTATGCCAGTTGAACCGACAATACAGAATTTACCGTTATATGAATGTATGCGGTACGCCGTCCCTGCTTGATGGACTGCGTTTGTAATAGTGGATTTCACCGCCCAACTTTCATCAATAACACGTATATCCGCGTCACTAAAACCAATAAACCAACGCGCCCCTTGATAAGTAGGCATCCAAGCCCGCGAACCAATAAACGGCGTTGTACCGTCCATTACACGCGTCGTTTTGTTACCTGCTTTGAAGTTGCCGCCAAACTCTTGTTGCACGATAACAAAATTACCGCTTGTGTTTGTGCTTGGCGTTGTCGGATTTGTAGCGACAGGCGTTTTCAGCATTGATGCAAATTGTATTATTGCCATATTACACCGTTACCAAAGGTTGGTGAGTAACCGCCCATGAAGCACCATCCCACAGCAAAGCGAACAATTTCCGTTCATTTGCTGTGAATGAAACCGCGCCCGCCGAAGGCATACGGAAACCAGTCGGGAATGTGAGCGCCCGCCCCGCCGTAGCGTCTGCGAGTACTTCCAACAAGCAAACTTGACCACCGATACGACCTGCTGTAACAGGAGCGGTGAGCGTGAAGTTACCGCCAAGAGTGCCGCTTATGCGTACAATCTCTGAGGTTAAGTCCGCCGTTGCACTGATGCCATTTGTTGCCGTCGTGTCCGATAGGAACGTAGCGGAAACAGCGACAGGCGTACTCTTGTTCGTGTATTTTTTAAGGAAGCCGTCAGAACTATATGTAGAGACGATAACATTTGTAGCAACCACTCGCCAAGCCGTGCCGTCCGAAACGAGTTGGATAACGTGACCGTTTGCCGTGAGCGTCTGTGTTGCGGGGCTTGTAATGACCGTTCCCGCACCCGCGTCCACTTTTTGAATGGTTACGGTAAATCCCGTGTTTCCTGCTGCTGCTGGTAACGTTGCCGTGATTGCTGCTGCTGCTGTGGTAACGGGGTAGTACATACCGTTTTCCGTTGCCGCTACCGTGAAATTTGCCGCTTTTGCGGCAATGCGTTTCAAATGAGAGCCTAACATCACATTCACGTTTGCCGCTGTAATATCCGTAGGCGCAGCCGTAGCGCCCGTGCTATTCCCTTTAAGCGTTGTAGCTGCCATTGTTGACAGCATTGCGTTTGTAACGCTACCTGCCAAAGGACTTGATGAAGCAACAAGCCGCCCCAAGTCGTCAAACACGCCGTCACCGTTCATGTAGTTGTTCGGCGAAAGTTGACCGCGCTTTATTTCCCGCTTATTGACTCCGCTTTGCAGCGATACAATAGCTGTCAACGTTCCGCCTGTGTTGTTGAATACAACGAAGTCCTCCACTATGCGACGGAAGCCAGTCGCGGGCGCTGTAACCATTGTTACAAGCGTCGTGCCGTTGGTCACGCCGTCCTCGCCTTTTGCTACTTCGGATTGCGCTGTTTTTGCCTGTTCTGAGTATGCCACAGAAAACGGGATTGTGCCAGCCGTCGTAAGCTCTACAACAAGGGAAGTAGTTGTTTTATCAAGTGTGATTTTCATTTTGATTTCCTAGTTTCGGTAAAAGCAAAGCACCGCTAGAAATGCCTAGCGGTGCTTATCTCAGTCATTATCCAACAATAACCACACGGAAGCCAGTTACAGCCGTACCAAAAGCGAGTGTAACGTCGTCAACGGTTGTAGTTGTTACATCACAGAAAACGAGGTCGTCACCGTCATAAACGAAAACCTGTACGTTTTTCGTGCCAAGTTGGTGATTAACAACGTGTGTGGTATTGGAAGCGCCAAGCGTAAAATTGGCTTTACGCGCTACATCAAACATGAGTGCGTTTGTGCCAACGCGCCACAGTTTAGAAATTTCATTCCAAACGATACGCGCAAAACCTTCCGGCGCTGTACCCCTGTCGACTTCAATTCCCGCCGTACCTGCCGAAACGCCCGCGCCCGTCTCACCTTTGTTGACAGTGATAACATTGTCGGTAATTTCGAGGTCGGTAGTATTGACGTTTGTTTTTAAGCCCTGTACCGTCAAATCACCAGTGATAAGTACATCACCTGCAAACGTGGCGTTGTCCGCTTGTACATCTGCGAATGCGTTGTCTGCTGCGTTACGAACCTGTACGCCTGTGGCAAACGCTTTGATACGCGCCGAAACAGTATTCAGGACGTTACGGAACAGCAAACCCGTGTCGCTAGTGGATTGAGCCACACGCGGCGCTGCTGCTGTATTCGAGAGGTCTTCTGCGAGTTGTACTGCGTTATCGGACACGTTTTTAAGTTGCGACGGTGTAACTGCGAGTGTTGCGCCCGTAGCGCCCGTGTCAGTTCCCGCCGTAATTTCCGTAGCGTCTGCAATTTCTACCGAACCCGCTACCGTAGTGGAAGCGTTCGGGGTTGCGGTTGCGTCACCTTCCATAAGGAAGCGTTTAATGACGCTGTTTACGTTACCGTAAAAGCCTTCACCAGAACCGCCCGCGCCGTTCTGATAACCCATTGCGCCCTTGCCTTTGGCAGTGAGAGACGCTGTAATTTCTGCGAATGTTTGCAGTAAGAACTGCAATACTTGATAGAGTTTCATTGTGTGTTTGTTTTAGTTACCGAAGAATGATTTGTCCCGCCGTTGGCGCTCCGAAATCTACTATTACGCTGGTAGTTGTCGCTCTTACGTCCGCTTGTATCTGGTTGCCTGCGCCGTCCAATAATGTCACGTCAGGGATGCGCCCGTATGTATGCGGTTGCACCCATTGAAGCGCCGGAGTAGAGAACAAGAAAGAAGCATCGTTTTGATTTTCAATATCTACTTTGCCGTCATTGTTCTTGTCATAGACAGACTTATCCAGTTTCGTTGCCGTTGCTACCGCTACTTTTGCCGTTACAAGCGCATCAAGAACTGCGGGGTCAACGCCTACGGGAAGCCCTACCGTTTCCAAGACCGTGTAACGATAAGCCAGAACGTCCAAGAACAATTCAAACGCTACCACTACCGTTGAGGGCGCGCCAATCGCTGCAAGTGCCGTCATAACTGATGCAGTGTCAAGTGTGTATGGGTCTGCGTTAGTACCTAAGATATTAGGCTCTAACAATGTCCGATTCACATTCAGATAACCTATTGCCAATTCGGAAATAGGTACAAGCCGTGCGGCAAGCTGTAAACGTGGGTAGTCAATCATTATGCGTAAAGGCGGATGCCAGAGATACGTGAAATTGATTGTGGATTGGCAAGGGAAAGTCCCGCTTGCAATTCTACACGTGTCGTAAGGAAATTGTCTTTCACTTTCACACCGTCAACGTAAACGCCAACGTTGGTGTTGAATGTCAAGTCCGCTTCCTCGTTGAACGTGGCGAAGTACATCGAAGTACAATCCGTTGATGTGCCTACGGTCTCGTTTGTAGGTATAACGTCAGATGCAAGGTCGTGCGTTTTGCCCGTGCGGATAACCGGATAACCTTTCCACGTACCGATTTGCAAAGGCTGACTAAGCAAGTCGAGTGTGTTGGAAAGCTGCAAATACGGCAATCCAAGAGAAGCCAAGCGATAAGCAAGAGCTTCATTCATAAACACTACCTTCGTGCCACCGCCACTTGAAACGGTTGCGCTATCTACTTGGTCTGCCAATTCGAGGAACTGACGGACAATTTTTTTAGAAGCGCTTGAATCGTCATTTGGCAATGCAGAACCATTCGCACCACCAAACGGCACGGTACGAGTACCAGAACCACCCGCAAGCGCCAATTCAGGGGAAGGGGTAGTGAGTGCGGTAAGGCGTTTTAAGCCAGTCCAACGGCGCGCATCTGCTGGTAAAGCTGCTGGGTCGTCATTGATAAATCGGTCTGTGAAATTGCGTCCCATTGCCTGTGCATACGTTTCAAGATTGCGCTGGTGATACGCAGCGAGATTTCCCGGATTTTGAAATTCGTAGGCAATATCGGACTGAATTTTCGCATGGAAAATGCGCAAGCCAGTCGTGATGTAATTCGGCGGCGGCGGTTGCACGGCGCTTGGCTCTGTGTTAATATCACGAATAGCAAGATTAGTGATATTGTTTGACGTTGCTTGGATAAGCTGTATGGCGTTCCCTGCGTGTGCAAAGAAGCGTGCATAACTGAGCATGGGAGCGGCAGAAATCATGTTGTTCAACACGACCGCGCGCATTGACGTATCGGTAGAAGAACCGAAGAACGTTCCCGAAAATGCAGATAGTAAAGGCATGGTATAAAGGGTTTAGTGGAACTAATTGAACTGCAATGCTGCGCGGATTTCAGATAAACTGCTCTCTCGCGCTTGTTCAATAGGTGTAACCCCCGCTACGCCTTGTGATGTAGTTGTTTTTGTGCTTTCTGTTGGCTTCTGTTCTGGTTTATATGCTGCGCTCTTCGGAAGCCCGTCAACGACAAGTTTCCCCGTCTCGAAGTTTGCTTCCAAAAGTGAGCGATAGAGATTCGCTTTCTCTTCGTTCTTCGCTTCTATGCGACCGTCCGCCTGCGCGTCAGCTATAATTTTAGCGATTTCCGCTTTGCGCGTCTCTTGTTGCTGTCTTTCGATTGCGGCTTGTGTTGCTGCTCTTTCGGCTTCGTAGGCGGTCACTGCCTTGTCTTTTTCCGCGAGTTGCGCCGTGAGTTGCGCTATTTGTTGCGCTTGCTTTTCTTGCGCCTGCACAAGTGTTTCAAGGGCGCTTCTGTTATGCACAAGAGCGGATATGTCAATTCCCTGCGATTGCACGGGCGCTGGTTGCGGCGGCTTCTCTGTGCCGTCTGACAGCAAGTCTATTTCAGCCGTCTTGTCAGGGTAGAGGCTTTTGAGCCATTCCTTGAGTGTCATTGCTTTTGTCCGATGTGGAAGAAAGTTCGCTGTAAACGAAAAGCAATTTTACAAGAAAACGGGCAAATTTATTATGCCACTAATGGCACTGTGCTATATGTAGCACTATTTATTTTCCGATGAATACTTAACTTGTCCGCATAGATTTTGCAATAAACAGACACTTTTCTTACTGCTTTTTATGCCATTCCTCACAAAGACTGAGTTTGAACAGTACGCTTCGCAGCAATTAGCAAGCGTGTTAGAGGCAACGCCCGCTTCATTCGAGCAAGCGGAACGCGGCGCGTCTCAGACTGTTGTTCGCATTACAGGCGTACAACCACCTACTAACGTAGTGGACGCGCCCGAATGGAGTAAGCAGCCTATGAACTGGCTTGTGATGGACATAATGATAGATTCCTTGCCGAATGTGAATGAGAACCACATACAGAGAGCCAGAGACAACAGGCGCAAGGCTATTGAGGAACTAGAAGGCTGGAAGCGCGGTGATGCACCACCGACCATAGGCGCGGCGGAAACGGGAAAGGTTGTGAGCGAGCTATGGTAAGAACATTCTCAGAGACATGGGATTACATTGAATCCCTATTGCAATCAAACGCCGTAACGCTAGGTATTGATGCAGGCGCTATAAAATTAGGTGATAGAGAAACGCCCGCAAGAGCGCCGTTCCTCACGGTGTATCTGGTACCATCTGGCATAATGAAAGCAGAAAGCGGAGCGGGCGGACACTTTCGCGCAACGTGTATTGTGTTTGCAGGGGTAAAGCCCGCAAAAACCCTAGCGGACAGCATCAAGAGCGCTGTTGATTTGGCGGGAAAAGTTTTGAGTGTATTGCGTACAGACCGCACACTTACTACGTTTATGTATGATTCGCCTGTCGAATTTGACGAAGATAGCAGCATTTACACAGCGACGAGCATCACGTTTGAAGTTCCGTACAAGTTGCTCTAAAAACGACCTGAAATTGTAACATTTGTAACGTCATGGAAGATAAGCACACGCATTTTTTAGACGCTTTAAGGCGCAAGCATGGCAACATTACAGCCGCTTGCGAGGCTGTGCGAGTTTCCCGAATGGCTTATTATCGTTGGTTAGAGAACACAGAGTTTGCAGAGGCTATCGAAGACCTGTACGAATCTCTCTTGGATAACGCAGAGAGCAAACTACACGAACTGATAAACGGCGTAACGGTAGAGCGCGAAACAGGTGACAACGTTTTCATTTATACCAAGCCACCTGACTTTAACGCTATCAAATACTACCTATCCACCAAAGGCAAGAAACGTGGCTATGTAGAGAAAATCGAAAGCGAGAACACGAACAAGAACGATAACACCATCAAAATAGTGATTGACTATGGCGAATCTGAGAGCTAATGCGTGGTGCAAACCGCTCTTTACGAACCAAGATCGCTACTTAGTAGCGTATGGCGGCGCTGGTAGCGGCAAAAGTGTCATGGCTGCACAGAAAGCCATTTTGCGGACGCTCACGGAAGAAAAGCAGCGCGGGTTAGTCATTCGTCAAACGTTCAACAGCATACGAAACAGCACGTTCCACCTATTGCGTGTGGTTATATCGGATTTGGGCTTGCAAGAGCATTTCACGTTCAATAAGTCGGATTTGTCTATCCGGTGCATACCTAGCGGTTCTGAGATATTGAGCGTCGGTCTTGATGATGTAGAGCGCGTGAAATCTATCTCTGGCATTGGTTGGATGTGGATTGAAGAGGCAAGCGAGGTAAAGGAAGCCGACTTTGACCAACTTGATTTGCGGATGAGGGGCGAAACGCCCGCGTACAAACAAGTGATGCTGACGTTTAACCCTATATCGAAAGAACACTGGTTAAAGCGTCGTTTCGTGGATTTACCGCCTGAATCCTGCACAGTCAAGCGCACAACGTACAAAGACAATCGGTTTATAGATGCTGACTACGTGCGTGTTCTGGAATCACTCAGAGACAAAAATCCCGAATACTACGCCGTTTACGCTATGGGCGAATGGGGCGAACCAGTAGAGGGATTCATATTCAGACGTGAGCATTACCAAGAGTACGACGTTTTGCCCGAAGATTGTAGGGGCGTAATCTATTGCGACCCGAACTTATCCAAGCGCGGGCAAGGTGACAGTACGGCAATCGTGAAACTGCTCTTTTCACCGTCAACAGGTAAATTCTATATCGCAGATGTGGTTTGCCGCTCTTTCTCTGATAGCAACGACCTTTTGCAATCGGTTTTGAAAATGAAAGACGCGAAAGTACGTGCTGTCGGATTCGACGGCAACGTTACGCAGGAATCGCAGTGGACAAATAACGTGCGTAACTGGTGTAGGCTTCATCAAGTCCCATTCCCCGTTGTGGAATACAAGCGCTATCGCGTTGATGACCTCGCAAAAAACACACAGTTAGCGTATGCAGACAACGCAATACTATTCCCTCGCAATTTCAGAAGTACAGTCGAAGGTGAACGTTTTGCAGCGCAAGTATTCAGTTTTTCGGGCAAAAAAGCGAAAATGCCAGACGACGCACCCGACGCGCTTATTTGCTCTTTTGAGTTTCTGCATGAACGCTCTCTAGCAAAACGCTCTTATACAAACACTATTCCAACAATGCCAGAACTAGGCACTATCAACTGGTAATTATGCCATATCTACCGTCATTCCTAAAAGAAAACCTCTACCCGTCTTTTGAGCAATGCAAAAAAGCAGAACAGAAAGTGGAAATAGACGACCCGAACACCCGCGATACACGCGAGCTTATGGCTATCCTTATGAGGCTTGTGGAAGCAAACCCGCGTCTGAGAGGTCACATACTGACACGCCGTACAGCGCTTTCCTCGTTTTCGTGGGACATTGTGCCGTATGAAGCCACCGATGAACAACGTGCTATTGATGCAAAAACACGCTTGCGTAAAACCATAGCGCGTATTGTTAGCAATCACACTGATTCCCCGCTTTTCGGCGCTATGGTGCTAGAAATGACGTGGGAGAAGCTACCACAGGGCAGTGTACCGACGAAAATCACACGGCTTTTGCCTGTGCAGATAGAACAGCCACAAACGGGGATTGAGATAGCGAAAGTAAACCTTGAACCTGAAAAAGTACGCACACCGCTTGACATGCCGCAAAAATACATCATTGACACGTATTCGGACGGGAATGTAGGCGGAACGTTGCGCGGGCTTATGCGTCAACAAGTATTGCTAGATATGCAGTACAAAGGCTATGCAGAGTTTAACAAGCGTTTGAAGGGGATTTTACGGGGAACATGGAAGGAAGCCACAGACGAAATCAACAAACAAACGACCTTAGATGCTATCAAAAACGTAGGCGTAAACGATTACGCCGCTACTGACGACAGTATTATCATTGAATTGATAGAGGCTGTGAGCAAAGGCGGTCACGCCGCGTATAACGATTTGATTGATAGATTGAACGCGAACACAGCTATTGCCGTGCTGGGACAAGCAAACACCGCCGAACTAGGGAAGACAGGCTCTCGTGCTGCTTTGCAAGTGCTTAAAATGATAAGCGCGGATATTATGTACGAAGATATGCAGCGCGTGGAAAGCGTCATAAACGAGCAACTTCTTACCTACGATTTCCAACTTAACTACGACATTAACGCATTGGAAGCTCCGTACAGGTTTGCGTTTAACTGGCACGAAGAAAATGACGTGCTGTCAGAAGCACAGGTAATCCGCGAGGTATTAGCGGCGGGCGTACCACTACCGAAAAACGAAGTGTACAATCGCATAGGGTACACCATGCCAGAAGCGGGAACGGAAGTCATAGGCGCAACCACCCCGAATATCGCTATTTAACATGGCAAACTACAAATTCAGACACGATTTTAACCGTTTCGGGCGGCGCTGGCGTATAGAGATTATCACTGCCGACGTAAGCTACGCAGCGCCGACTACGACAATAGAGTTACCGTACAACGTCATTGCCGAAGAGCCGCTTGAATGGTCGTGCGGCTTTGACCATATACCAATCGGTTTACCTGACGCACCGACGCTCAAAATGGCATTTGATATGTCAGCGATGGAAGCAAGCGCGGAATTACAGCATTTGCACGACCGCTTGCTTAATCCGTATATCAAACCCGAACCCGCCGTGATTGCCACGATTGAACACGAAGCAACGACTATTTACACAGGATTCGGCACGATAGACATTCCCGCCTACACCGAAACGATAGTCGAGAGTGCGGATAACGTACCATTGCTCACAAACATTGTAGCGCTCTATTCCGATAGAGGCAACGCCGCTCTTGATGCAAACGATTTGCAATTAGAGGCGGTTTTTGTACAGGGGCTTTCGACCGAACCTACGGAATGGGATGTAGAGAAGCAAATTTTGGTTGTGGAGTTTTCGGATATTTGGAAATTTACGTTGGAACAGGTTGCGACAAGTACGATAGCGGCGAAAATACGTGAGGTGATTACAGTTCGGACAAACCAACTGTATAATCACGTGTGGACGTACAATAGCAAAAAAATATGGATAGAGGCGCAAATTGAGGGGATTGATAACGATAAAAGGATAGAGCTGTACGGCGCTGTGAACATATTTGAGAAGATAAAAGAGCAAGCAACGACGCTGGTGTATCGGATTACGCGCACCTTGCTTGGCGGTATGGGCGAACTGGACGCGGCGTATTTGCTGTATAGTAAATTTTTCTATCAAAACCCGAACGCAACCGACTACCCAGACAAGGGTGCTGCGATAGGTAGTATCTACGAACTTCTTACGCCGTTTTTTATTTCAGCCGCAAGCGATTCAGAGGACGCATTTACGGCGGGCGGTTTGGCGAATACAGGCGGGTTTATTGAGGCGGAAACAGCGTTTGATTTCGTGTTTGACCAATACGAAGGCGGCGTAATCGGTAGGTACACAAATTCGGGGATTAAGGCGTACCGTTTGGCGGGGCGCGGGACTGAGATAAAATCTACGCACGTTTTGAAAGCCACAAACATTGAGGTCACGAAGTTAAGCATAGGCAAGAATCTGATTCGGGCTTCTGAGGTGACGGCGGACAATACAAAGCCAATACGCAGCAAAAGCGCGGGGCAAACGAAGGGGCAAAAAGATATGTCTGCAAACATTACGTTCCATAACCAAGCCTACGAAGCGGGGAACATTGACCAACCTGTTGACCAATTTTTCAGGGGGTACACGTTTAAGGAAGGGAAGCTGTACTATCAAGAAGGTAGTTTTGCAGGTGGAGAACCTACGCCTTATGTTGCCGTTATGCCTGATATGCACTTTGAAGTTTCAAAAAATACGTGGTATTCGTTCCCCTTTGAAGGAAGCGATTTCCCATCATTTACTTTCACCACTGGTAAAGGCGATGAAGACAAAGGCGAAAACATTTACGCAGGGTACATAAACCGAGTCAACGCAAGTAACGGCATTGCCCGTGTAATAGGCGCGGCAATCACAGCGTTCTACTCCGAATACAACAGCGTAACACTTGATTTCAAAGCACACATACAAGATTTGCCCGTAGATTTCGGCTTTGCGGGCGAACTGATGCCAAACCGTGTAGCGTTCCGGCACGAAATAGACTGGACTGGTATTGTTTCGGCACGTATGGCAAGCAAACTTCCGAAATACGGAGCGCTCTTAAAATCTTCCTTTGACCTGAAAACGGGGATAATTACAGGCACGATGCTTTTTACATCCGACCCCGCCGACATAGTAATTTCACCAACAACCGACCTAAAATAATGCCAGTAACAGAACCAATATCACGGAATAGCCTCACGTCTAAGCACCTCAACATAGGCAAAAAAGGCGGGGCAACAACAGCAAGTAGTGGCGGTGCAAGTGGCGGTACTGGAAACGCAGCAAACGAAATTCTTGCGCACTATGGCATAGAAACCGCGCAAACACTGGTAATACCAAACGGCGCTTTCCCCGTGAACTACCCGCTCAATAAGCTGAATTTTCCACAAGTGCTGAAAAGCAGCACCGATGTAACGTTGCTACCGTTCCGCTACCAAGCCACGACCGCAAAGGATGTGCAGATAAGCGTTTATATCGAATGTGCTGTCAATGCAAACCTTGATAGACACGTTTTGCACGTGTTCCGGCGTAATGACGTGTCGGTAGAGGTTGCGCGGCAAGTTGTCCCTGTTGTGGACGGTGCAACGCTTTCGCTCACGATAAACGAAACAATACGCCTATCTGTTGACGACCAACTAGAGATAGGCGTATCGGTGCATAACAATAGCGTGACGAACCAGAACTTTGTGATTAACGTCGGACAAGTGAAGATAAAGGCTGCTTAGTCTTCTTTAGGGTCAAAAACGCCTTTTCTTGCTGCTATCTGCAATAGGAGTGAGATAATTATTAACGAGCTAACTATAACAGCGTCAACGAACTCTTTACTGTGTGCCATGTGAGGAATAGGATAAGGAGAAAATACGTGCTACCAATATGCTACCAAAACAGCCTTTTTATTGCTACCAAAAGCAATACTTTCGGAGAAAGAAAAACCCCGCAGAAGGCTTATTTTCTGTGGGGTTTGTGGCGGGACCGACGAGACTTGAACTCGCGACCTCCTACGTGACAGGCAGGCGCTCTAACCAGCTGAGCTACGATCCCTTATTTTGTCAGTCACTTCGTCAAATTGCTCTACTGCGTGGACTCAAGGGGGATCGAACCCCTGACCTCTTGAATGCCATTCAAGAGGTCTCCCAAAACTGAGCTATGAGCCCGCGGAAGGAACTGTAAACGAGTAGCAGAGTAGTATTGATTATTAAAGTGAGTTTCAAATATACGACTTTTCTATGGACTTGTCAACTGTTTTTCGCAAAATCCCGAAAAAAATATTTTTTACTTCTGCGATTTAACGCGCTCCGGATTCAACTCAATAAACTCTTTCCATGATGAGGCATTGCGTTTACCGCTTTTTCCGGCAAGTGCGGCTATTTGATACGAATGGCAAATTGCCACTGCGAGTGCATCAGTAGCATCATAGAAGTCCGGCGTTTCCTCAATGTTGAGTAGCGTCCGCACCATGTACTGCACCTGTTCTTTGCTGGCGTTACCGTTGCCCGTGACGGCGCGTTTGATGAAGCGCGGCGCATATTCTGCTGCCGGAATGTCCACCATAATCGCCGCCAAGATAGCAGCGCTGCGGGCATGAGCCAGTTTGATAATCGAAGAGGCGCTTTTGTGATAAAAAATCGTCTCAATTGCCAACTGGTCGGGCAGCGAACGCTCAATCACCTTCTGAAGCCGTGTGTAGATGGTTTTGAGGCGCATTGGCATATCGTCGTGCTGCCGCTTTGCCTCGATGACACCGTATTCGATGAGCGTCAAGTTCTTTCCTTCTTTTTCTACTACGCCGTAGCCACAAACAACGCTTCCCGGGTCAACGCCTAAAATTCGCATTGTTGTAGAGGTTTTAGAGAATGTATTTGCTGAGGTCTTGATTCTTCGCAATCGCCGTCAAGCGCTCTTTCACAAATTCCGGCGTAATCAAGATTTTTTTATCCGTGATATTGTCCGGTGT